TTCCTCCGCCTTAGCCAAGTCAAGGTCGCTGATAGTGACCGTGGTAGTGCCTACGAGTTTGAGCGAGGTGTTGTTGCCCGTAGAGTGAACCTCTACCTTCTTGCTACCGTCGTCTATCTTCATCAGCACCGTGCCGTCAGATGGTGCGCTTGCGTATTCCAAGACCGCTACTAGTGTGTTTGCCGTGCCTGTGGGTGCTATCGAGTATGTGCCGTTGGTGATGACCCAATTTCCACCGGAGGCAGACCCGCCGCCCGATGCAAGTGTAAAACTGTCGTTGAAAGTGCCGGTCAAAGCCGCCGGGTCGCCACCCTTCATACGGGATGACCAATACTGCGTCTTTGTTGCTATTGTCATGTTATCACCTCTTACGAGTCACACCCGCAATATTCTTACCCTTTAAGAGTCTTTTAATTCTTTTTGTTCCTGCCTTTGGCGAGGTGGTTCGGGAAAGCGTTCCTGTTCCTCTTTCCGTAAGTTCAATGAGGGATGGAGTTCCCTTGTCCATTCTACTACCCCTTACACCTGTAGGATTCTTAGGATCATCACCGACATCATACGAACCTACTCTAAGACTGATGAATTGATTTTTTTGTCTTCCTGCTTGCATATCGTGTGCTTCTAAAGAATCGGCTATGGTATGATACAGATCACCCTCGACAGCCCTATTAGGCAAGTATTTAGACTTGAACTCTCTTGTCATGGTTCTTATGTGAGATGCAGTCTGTGATACACCTTCATTTGAACCCCTTATCATCTCTAAGTGCATCTTTTCTCTAATTACCTTGTTGATTGCCTCTATACCACTTTTCATGTCTCTTGTGTTAAAGTAAGCGGCAAAACCACCCATAGGCTGCTCCTTTCTACTCTTGAATAAATTATTAGACTCCTTTCTCAACGCTGCGCCTTTTTCACCCTCATATTGGTTTGACATAAGTTCTATGTCCTTGGCAGCCATGTTTACTTTTTGTTCCGTAGTATTAGTGGTGTTTGTCTTTAGTGCATTTATCGCACTTATCTTTGGAAATCCGGGGTGCTTATAGAGATTAACGGCAGTATAGATTCTACCTTCCCTTTGTTGCTTTGCTTTTTGTTTTATAGTCACCATGCAATCACCTCAGATAGATCCGAGGTGTGCAATCTGCATAAGGTTCTTCTCGCCACGCTCTCTCAACACTCCGCCCCTCAACGTTCCGTCCGGCCCTGTTGTTTGGAAAGTGCCTTCATCCTCCATGTAGTAAGCGGCTGCTAGGTCAGCGCATATCTCACGAATTACTTTTAGGGTATCAGTTTGTGTGTAGAGGCCGCTACCCCCGTCAGAAGCCCCCGTAGAGGGAATAGAACGCCCGTAGTCACGCCAGCATTGGTCAACGTCTATTGTGGCCCTTCTGATGGCTGTCGTCAACCTGCTTGACGCTTGTGTGCGCTGTGCGCTGTTCAACCCCAACCTTGATCCCACATCACTTGCTAGACAATACTCCGGCATCTACATCACCTGTGTTCCTATTCCAAGAGCAGAAGCGAGCATGGCTAATAGCCCGAACATCACCTTCTGCTGCATCCCCATATTCTTCTCGATCAAACCGTTTGTCACCTTGAGTTCCGTCGCCACTTCCGTCAACCCCGTCTTCATCTCGCCTTGCATATCTGCTATGCGTTCAATAAGTATTTCGTGCCGACGTATATCGGCCTCGGCGTTATCCATACGGACTTTCAATACTGCAACATCAGTCATCTTTTTTCACCGTCTTGGTTATCTTACCCTTGACGGATTTGGATGCTTTGGCAACGTCTTCTGCTACTTCCTCGGCTTCCTTTACTTTGTCCTTAATATCGTCCATAGAGTCAACGATCTCACTGAGGGAAATGCTTCCGTCAGCCATCATTGCCTTATACTTTCTATATCCCCATGCGGCGATACCGACCAAAGCGACAAGCCCGACGAGAATGATCTCTATCTCGTCTAGTAGCGAGGAACCCTCGCTTACGCAGTCTATAACACATTCGATTACTGTTTCGTTGGTGCTGTTGTTCATTTTACTCCCCTCTTTCGTATATTACTTGTTTTACGGCTGAATGTGGTATTACTGCAAATGGCCGTGCCGACCCGTCCCGGTAAATCTTAAACCCATGAGGTGTTTCTTCAATGTTTACATTGGTATAAGACTTTTCCGGCGGTCTATACACTATTTTGCCCCTGCGAGTATCACCCATGCACTCGACCTGTCCCTTTGATGGTTTGTCTTCTATTTAAGTGGTTTTACACAGACTACGGAAACATGATTCCGCGAGGATGAGACTTAAAAAATTGCGGTTGCGATGGTTGGTGCTTGGCATATGAATTAGGTGGAGTGTCACCATATATCTGCTTAATCGTCTGAGGCCAATCAAGAAGTGCCTGTCTGTAATCACTTAACTGCTGTTTCTCTTCATCTGTCAAGGAGTTCCAAAGCATAGGTTTTGATTGATAGTAGTCTACATATGTCACCAACATAAAGTTCCTTGACGACCTTACCTTTGCCATAGCGTCTTCCATGCTAACCGTTATTTCTTCTCCGTGTTCTCCTATCACCATTTTATTCACCTCATGCTACCGTAAAGTATGCTGTCATTCTTGCAGGGCCGATTTGCGTAAGAGTATATCCCGACAACCCGGTTGTCCTCAAGTTAAAGGTATCACCTGCTGAATATGACACCCCTGTTCCGCTAAGTGAAGCAAACGATTTCTTGAAGGCATTACCACCTGTTCCACCCGCGTTAAAAGTCACTGTCGTAGTAGTTGAAGATAAATTTTTAAAAACTGTAAATGTCTGATTGTTAAAATTGCTTTCTGAACCTTTATTTCCAAAGGTGAAATCTAATCTTGACAACGTGCAAGCAACAGGCAGCACAATACCAAAGTCTGAACCGATTGAAGACTTAGTAGTATTTTGTGCGCCATTACCGTATGAAAATTGAAATCCGTTAGCATTTCCAGCAGCAGCAGTAGTAGTAATGAAGTCATCAGATTCTTCACCAAAAATAACGAATGTATTGGTGTCTGAGCCACCACCGCCAGCATTTTGAAACGTGAGTGTGCCATTACCATCCGTCGTTAGAACCTGATTAGGATTACCATCCGATGTCGGGAAAGTGTATTCGTTGTTGAATGTGATTGCGCCGCTACCCGCTATCTGCAATCTTACAGTAGCACCTGTGCCGGGATCAGTAGATCCTGTATTGTTAGTAGTCCCGGTCATCAACTTTATTGAGCCTAATGAACCTACGTTGCTTATCAATTCTAAATGATTGTTGTTTAGTCTCAACGCCCCCTCGTTTATTCCTCCATCGGCCTTAAACCAAAGTTGGGGTGTGTCGTTATCAGAACCATCTGAATTGTTGTTATCACTATCAGCCTCTATAATAACTATAGCATCACCCGAAGTTTCACTAGAAACGTGCAGATTGGCTTGTGGGCTTGAGGTTCCTATTCCGACTTTACCTGTTCCATTTGGGACAATGGTAATATCTCCATTTACACCATCAGCAATTTTTATTGTTCCCGAATTTGTTCCCGAATTTGTGTTTAGTGTCAAGTCACCTGCTCCCTGTGTGCTTATAGTGACGTTTGCGCTTGGAGTTCCACACGTAATTGTGTTTCCATTTAACCTAATTAGGGTATTGCTTCCGCCTCCTTGGTTTGTATTGAGATATATATTGCCATCAGAATTAAGTCGGGTATTTCCGCCCGATTGAAATTGTAAAATTGAGGCTGTTGTGGTTCTGTGCTGCAATTGGAAGTTTGTATTAGAATCACCCACAATTACTGTGTCAGTAAAGAGATTAACGTCACCTGTTCCATTTGGCTCTATTGTGACATCAGCATTTGAGGCCGATGTGATTTTATTTCCGTTGACATCCAAATCACCTCCTAATTGTGGGGTCGTATCATCAACTACATCGGACAAACCACCGCCACCGCCACCGCCAACTTCGCTGTTGCCGAAGTAAAGTTTGTTTGAGTCTGCCGAATTGACCCAAATAGTCTTTGCTTGGTCAGTTCCGGGGTTGCTGCTTACAGCACTAAACTCCATCCCCGTAGGATCAATAAGGCCGTCTACGGTTAGTTTGCCTGTGAAATGTGCGTTTACTGCATTCAGTGTGTTTGAACTTGTGTTGTAGTTGAGGGTGCTTAATGTTTGTAGAGGCAACTGACCATTCCCAAAGGGTATTCTCCCTACCGCAAGGGTATTCAGCCCTGTGCCGCCCTCCGTCACGGGAAGCGTGGGGATGTTGCCTATGCTCTCATAGATACCATCGGCTATCTGCTTGAAGTTCCAATCTCCCTGCACCGTTGGCCTCTTGACCGACTTTATCTTGGAAGAGGGGGTTTGATGCCCTTCTGCTGGCCCGTATAACCTACCACCATCTCTTATGACTAACTCATTGCAATCCAAGGTCTTACCTAGTTGTATAAACGCATAATTGGTTGTGTTATCGCCAGCCTCTATGACGACCTTATGATACTGTACGTTGAATGTGTTTGTTGTGATATTTCCAAAATCGGTGCGAGCATCTCCCAACACAGGCAGTCTAAAGTTTGCGCTGCCCGACTTGAATCGGGCTGTGGTGTGTCCGAACTGAAATGTTTCGCCCACAGATGTCAATGCCTCAAAGAAGAACTCCTTGTCATAGTCATGCACGTTTCTGCTGGTGCTGGTCACGCTACCGCCGGACCAATTGAGCATATCAACAGACCCGTATGTGTTGAATGCCGTGGCGTTGGCATCACTTGTAATGAATTTAGCGTGGACCGTGCCTATGTTTGTCATGTTTGGATATACACCATCAACCAGCGTCATTGAGTTAGTGCCGCTATCCTGTGTGAAGTCAAAGGTTATCCTACCACGCACTGTTTCGCTTGAGAACATACTCTCACCAGCATTCAAACCCAACTTTATGTAAGCATCGGGAACGCTTGCATCGTTTGTGCCATCGCCGTCATACACGGTAAACTGCGTGCCGCTTCCATTGAAGATAAATGTAAATGTCTGTGCGAAAGCAAACACCGTATGTTCATTTACGGTAAGAGTATCTTTTATCGTCAGTGAACTTGTTGCTGCGGTATTGAACAATGTCGATGCTGTAAGACCATCCTGCACCGTTATAGATTTGACTGTGAGGCCATTTGCGGTAGCGAAGTCACACTGATTTGCTAATGTAGCAGCATCAAAGAATAAATCGGAAGTTGTTCCGGGCGCAACAGTGTGTGCGGTGCTACCACCGCTTGTAGTCATCCAATTCTTTTCGTCGCTGAATTGCTGTGATACGCCACCTTTCCAAAAGTAATCTGCCACTTCTAACCCCTCTCACTCAATAACCGGAGCCTCTTGAGAGAGAGCCATACAAAGCACCACTTGTCGTTCCCGCAACCTTTGTGTCGGTGCTGTTTGTATAGAACGCAGTTCCGCCTCTCTCTTCTATGACTGCCATCGCAGCCTCCGCTTGCTTCTCAAACGACGCTAACTGTTTATTGAATCTGATGTCTGATGTGCCTTGGTCCTTTTCGGGAACCACGGCGGGAATAGTGTCTATTAGCACACGTAGGCAATCTACGCATACCATGAATTTTATCGCTGACTCTTTCAAAGCGTCAGTGGGTGCGTTGGTTGTCACCCCGACCAAGTTGGCAGCACGGGCCTTCTTGTTGACTTCCGCCGTGCGTATGCTTATGTATTCTGTGATAGTGCCTGTGTTCAAACCTCTCGGTCTGTTGAGCAAATCACGAATTTGCGCTTCCGTCACCGCCATGTCCAAACCTCTTATCGTAGTCCGATGGCACGTCTATGACTATCATGTTTGATGAAGGTTTCTCCGCTCTACCCACAACAACTACCCTGCGGGTAGCCAATATCTTGTCAGCCATCTCGGATGCGGGAAGCCAATAGAGAGCCTTGCGTGGTGCAGTAAGTAGACTTAGCGGGTGATCCTTGAACTTGCCACCTGCGTTTCGGTGGATTCTGACCATGTAGCCTAGTCCGGGCTTGTAGTGCTTGAGCCTGTGCTTTAGATCAGCGACAGTTGCGCCTTCGGGAATAGCAATGCCCTTATCTTTGAGTTCAGCAACAAGTTTTGCCTTGGACGGCCCCTTGGGTTTAGGGGCCGCCTTCGGCTTAGGTGCTGCCTTTTTAGGGGCTGCTTTCTTAGCAGGTGCTTTCTTCTTAGTTGCCTTGTCCGGCATCTAATCACCAATCAGGAGCGCACTCCGGTCAACTTCACAATTCTGTGGTTCTTGCCGGATGAAGCACCGTCTTGGTGTTCGTGGATAACGCTGCCCATGTAGCCGGTTAGTAGCCAATCGAAACCGACACCGGGGATTCTCGTCAACTCAGTCTCTTGGAAGCCCTCGCCGTTGTAGGTGAAGAACTCAGCAGTCTCAGCACCGGGAACCATGAGTAGAGCGTCGTTGCCAAGGGCAGACGAAGCACCGAAGTCACGGGTGTAGTAGATGCTTAGGTTTGCTATTCTTCGTAGGTGGTCGCCAAGGGACTCGACTACGTTTCCGTATAGAGTCGTGTTGAGGATGGCGGATCTCTTGTCGGCTGGAAGGACTAGAGCAAGAGGCTCGTTGCCGGAAACCTTTGCGTTTGCAAAGATGTCGTCCATTGCTGATAGGATGTCGCCCTCTTCGTCGGCGGAACCTGTTCCGAACACAGCCGTAGCAGCAACGGAGTTGTCTGCGCCGCCAGCGAGCGTGGTTAGGATGTGGTTGTCGATTGTGTCAGCCCTTGCCCTTACGATAGCCAACTGCTGCCTGTCGATGTTCTCAAAGGACTCGCCTCGTAGCCTTACAGCGTCGAGGAAGGTGCATCGGCCCTGTCCCTTCTCTAGTTTGGCCGAGTAGTTGGCCGTGCCGAGGTTGGTTGGGTCGGTGATGGCTATGTCATCAAGTGGGTATGAGAAAGTTCCTACAACGCCCGTATACCATGTGAATGATAGCCAAGGCACGCTTCGGACACCAACGAGGTCGGTGGCGATAGCGATGGTGTTGGACTGTAGTTGAATGAAGTCCCTCAAGGTCTGCTCAAGGACTGCATCGCCGGGAGCGAATGGTCCTGCTGC